CCGTGCAGCCCTACCAGCACCACACCGCCACCCCCAACACCGGTATCAACGTCTATTCGTTCGCTCTTCGCCCCGAAGAGCACCAACCAAGCGGCAGTTGCAACTTCTCTCGCATTGACAACGCTACTCTCCAGCTTGTTCTCTCCAACGCTACCGTTGAGGGTGTCAAGACTGCCAAGGTTCGCGTCTATGCTACCAACTACAACGTTCTCCGTGTCATGAGCGGTATGGGAGGGCTCGCGTACTCGAACTAAACGCATTATGCTCACAGTTTTTTCATGTTATTTATTTGATAATATGAACAACAATCAAGGGTGTCAAAGTCTTTGACACCCTTGATAATTTAAATCAAAGGGTGTGCATGAAACGCACACCCTTTGCATGTCATCGGTGGTGTCAACATTCATTGACATCACGAAAACATCAAAATTTGAATATAATGTGCAAAACAACTTAAATAAAGGCTGTTATAACAGCTTATAACATCCTTCAACCCACGCATTCACTCATATATTCCCTCAAATCATGGAAATTGTGAAGGCATTTACGACAAATACAATGCACACTGAGATCGTGATAAAAGGCACAATCCATGACCCATTGTTTCGTGCAAGCGACATTGCAGAAATTCTCGAACTAAATAACTTTAGATCATCCATCACTGGATTTGACGATTCTGAAAAGGTCGTCCGTAAGTCGTCTACCCTTGGAGGTTTACAAGAAGTGACATTTTTAACAGAGAAAGGTTTATATAAACTATTATTCCGTTCAAGAAAACCAATTGCATCCCAGTTTCAAAATTGGGCATGTGAAGTAATAAAAGAAATTCGTTTGAACAATTTCTACAATTTAGAAAAAGAAATGGAAAAAAAAACCGATGAAACCATTCAGAAATTGGAGGACAAGCACAAGCAGGACATTGAACAGCAAAAAATAGCGGAACGTGAAAAAGTATTATTGAAAGAATATGCGTCCATTGGTTCAATCGTTTATGTCATCCGAGTGAAAACACATGATGATGGAAAATACATCGTGAAAATTGGTGAAAGTCGCAAAGGGATAACTGGACGATACACTGAACACAAAAAAAACTACGAGGAATGCACCTTGCTGGACTGCTTTGCGGTTGCCCGAAGCAAAGATTTTGAGTACTTCATTCATCATCATGAACTTGTAAGGTTGAACAAAGTGACTGATTTGCAAACCCATGAAAACGAGAATGAATTGTTTCTGATTGGTCAGAATTTGACATACGACCAATTGAATCATCTCATGACATCCAACGCAAAGCATTTCAACAATGATGATATTGCAAAAATGGAACTTGAGAATGAAAAATTGAAGTTGTTGCTTGAAGTGAATAAAACTGATAATCCCAATGTATTTGTTCAACAATTGATGAAGATGGTGCAACAACAATCATGCCAAATAATTAGTCTTGAAAAAACTGTCAATGCTTTGTGCGAAAAAGTCAATGCAACGCAAAACAAAACCACGACTGGGTTCAATGAACCATTGGTCACGCTGGGCCCACGACTTCAAAAAATAAATCCGGACACGATGCAAATCATTCGTGTGTATGAAAGCGCATCCGAAGCAATGAAGGAAAACCATGATATCAAGCGTCCGAGTTTGAACAAGGCGGTGGTTGAAAACACGGTGTATCATGGTTACAGATGGGCGTTTGTGGACAGAGAACTGGACGCAAACGTGATCCACAACCTTCCACCAACAAAAAAAACAAAACAACAAAATTTAGGATACGTTGCGCAGTTGAATGAAACCAAAACCGAAATTTGCAATGTTTACATTGACCGAAAAACCGCCGCGCATTTCAACGGGTATGAGTCCGCGTCTGCGCTTGACAATCCGGTAAAACAATTCACGTTGGCAAAAGGGTTTTACTACAAATTGTATGACCAATGCGACGAAGCGTTGCAACATGCATTTGAACAAAAAATAAAGGGAAAACCGTTGTTATATAAGAACGGAGTGCATCAATGCGATTTGCAAAATGTTGTTGTGAGAGAATTTGAGTGCAAATACGATTGCATGAAAGCACTTTCAATGAGCGACAAAACATTGACGAAGGCACTCACGAAGGGCATTCAATATAACGGACACATTTTCAAAGAGGCTGGAAGCAAACTAAAAATAGGGGACCTCCCGGGGGGGCAAAGCCCCCCGCACCCCTCCTTTGGTGTCTAATCCCATTTGATCTCCACTATGATAATTTGATCACACGTTTTCCCTCGGAAGATCCAGATTCAGAGGATGCAGCCGATGATTCGGAGGGTTTGACTTCTGGTGCGACGTCCAGCATTGACACCGATGCAGATTCGGTATCAGGATGCAACTGTTCTTCAATTAATTCGGCGGCTTTGGCGCCAGTTGCACTGGTTGGACTTGTTGGTTGCATCATCATCATCATGGGTTGTGGCACCATCATTTGTTGTTGTGGCATCATCACAATGGGTTGTTGTGGCATCATCACCATGGGTTGCATTTGTTGTTGTTGTTGCATCAGTTGTTGTTGTTGTTGCGCTTGAACCATGGGTTGCTGTTGCTGGGCATAATGCATGGGCGACGATGGTTCATACATTGACGTGTAAACTGGCGACGATGGCGTGTAACCCGGCGACATGGGCAACACCAGCTCTGGAATGGGGATGGCATCTGCATCTTTCTGCGCTTGTTCGTCCCGAATGTCCTGCACCGCCAGCGCAAAATTGTTGGCATACGGCATTTGTTTCAGCAGGTCAACCACCGCCTCCGCCTTGATCGGCACGCCGTCATTGTAATACATCATCTGTGCATTCCAGCCCTCGGGATGTTCCGTCGGGTATTTGCCCCCGTGCTGTTGCACCGACCACATCTGCGTCGGCGTCCCCTTCTCGTCGCGAAGCAGCGACTGATAAATCTCCCCGCCGTTGGCCTCAAAATTCACGAACTGCCAGCCCAGCGACTCCGCTTTTTCGGCCCCCCGTTCCTCTGCGCCTTCTTCTTCACCTTCCTTGGTGGGTCGCAGCGCGGGTCGGTTGTCGGCCTTGGGCGACACGGGCACGGTCGGCATCTTATTGTTGCCAATGACTGCCTTGTTCTCCCGAATCAGGTTCGCCGCGCCGCCCAGTTTCAGCGTCGTCGTGGAAAACGACATGGACGCGATTTGGTCAATGTTGTCCTCCGTCAGCACGCGCATTTGCACGTTCATGGCCTGCAGCTCCTGCACGAGCAGCTTGAACGCGTACGGCACGCGCACCACGCTGAAGCTGCGCCCGAACCGCGTAACTTTCTCAACATTGAGCGCCTGGTTGTCGGCCGACGTCAGCGTGTCGGCAAATTGTATGGGGCCGTCCGCCATCGGGCTCATGAACAGGTTCTGCGCGGGGTTGTAAATGGCAATCATGCCCGTCTTGTTGCACACCGCCATGTGGTACTCGTCCCCGCGTTCCAGCATGGACTGCCGCAAGAAGTACGCCGCCCCGTGCGCAATCACGCCGTCGCGTTCCATTTCACCGATGCGCAACCCGCCGTCGTTGGCGCGACCCTGCACGGTCTGCCGTGTTAAAACGGTGCGCGGACCGCGCGTGCGGTAGTTGATCTTGTCCTTCACCATGTGTTTGAGTCGCATGTAGTACGTGGGCCCCATGAAAATCTGGCTCTCCATGCGCTCGCCCGTCATGCCGTTGTACAGAAACTGCGTGCCGCTGGAATGGTAGCCCAGCTCGGTCAGCATTTTGCCGAACACTTGGTGCTTGGACCCGTGATTGACGAACGCGGTGCAGTCGCCGAAGCCGCCCTGCAGCACGCACGCCTTGCCCATGAGCGTCTCCACCAGCTGCCCGATCGTCATGCGTGTGGGGAGCGCGTGTGGGTTGATGATGAGGTCCGGGCGCGTGCCGTCTTCCGCGAACGGCATGTCCTCTTCCGGTATGATGAGTCCCACCGTGCCCTTCTGCCCCGCGCGCGAGCAGAACTTGTCGCCGATGCCCGGCATGCGCTCTTCGCGAATGCGCACCTTGGCCAGCCGCTTGCCCGACGCTTCGTCCGTGATGAACGTGCGATCCACCACGCCCAGCTGCCCCTTCTTCGGGAACACGCTGTCGTCCTCCATTTGCGGTTCATCCGTGGCCGCCCCCGGAATCCACTGCTCCGTCACGCGACCGATGACCGCCTTCTTGTCGTCCATTTCCGTGTTTTCCGCAATCAATCCGAAGCGGTCCAGCGCGCTGTAGTCGCCGCCCGGTTTCAGGCCGCGCACGGTGGGCTGCGCCTGCACGTTGCAGATGCGCTTGTCGTAGGTGCGCTCCTCTTCTTCGCGCGTCTCGTACATGTTGTAGTACGTGGTGCGGAACAAGCCGCGCTTGAGCGACCCCTCGTTGAACAGGATGGAGTCCTCCACGTTGTAGCCGTTGTAGCACATGATGGCCACGATGGCGTTCTCGCCGTAGGGGTGCTGCTCGTTGTTGATGTGCTTCATGTAGCGGCTCTTCACCAGCGGCACCTGGCCGTAATTCAGGACCACGCCCATTTTGTCAATGCGCGACATGTAATTGGAGGAATACAGCGACACGGCTTGCTTGCCCTGCCCGCACGAGAAGTTGTTGCGCGACGACGGGTTGTTCTCCGGGAACACGATTTGGTTGCCCATGACGCCGAAGATGAGCGACGGGTGGATTTCCACGTGCGTGGTTTTCCCGGGCACCACGTCGCGCGGGAACATGGCAATGAACGCGCTCTCCGACTCGTTCGTGTCCAGATACTCTATGATGGCCCGGCTCGCAGCAAGCGCGCTGAAATCGGTCGCCCCCGCATACAGTTCGCCGATGCGATACACGCGACAGGGGTCCAACGCGGGCACGCTCTTTTCGGCGAATCCGGTGATCAGCTGGGCCCACGTGTATTTGCCGCCCTTGATGGTTTCAATGGCTTCGCGGCTGGCGTAGCTGGGTCGGCGCGTGTCCTCGTCGTAATAGAACACGGGGCGGCACAGCCGTCCGCCGTCCGTGAAGAACTGCAGCTCGTTGGGCGCAACGTTCCAGCGCCCGCTCGTGTAGATTGGAATGAGCGCATTGCGCCGATGCAATAGGAAGAGCCGCATGACCTCGCGCGGATTGCCGAGCGCGCCCACCCACGCCCCGTTCACAAACACTTTGGTCAGCTGGTGCAAGTACTTCGGGCTGCACTCTTCCAGCAGTTTCATGGTGGCCAGCTCGCGCAGCCACTGAATGATCGGCAGCGCGGAGCACGGTTGCGTGACGTACGCCGAAATCGCGAGATGCTTTTGCAGGCCGATGTTGGCGCCGTCGGGGCTG